TTATGTCTGGTTGTGGAGCCACAGGAACATCGGGACTAGTAGCAGGTGGATTAAATGATGCTGCTGAAAATCAAGTATTAACAGAAACTTGGAATGGATCAGCATGGACAGAAGTTAATGATTTAAATACTGCAAGGAGTCAACAGGTAGGAGCTGGAACAATTACTGCTGCTGTAGCAGCAGGAGGCACTGACTCTGTTGAAAGTTGGAATGGAACAAACTGGACAGCAATAACTGCTTCACCTACTGCTCTTAGCATAGGGGGTGGAACACAAACTGCAATAATTGCTAATGCAGGTTCATCATCAGATACTTCTGTATTTATTTATAACGGTAGTTCTTGGGCAACAAGTGCTGCTACTTTTTCTACAACACACCCGTCTGGGGGTTTTTCAGGTAATCCTGGAACTGCGGCTTTATTTTTTGCAGGAAGTCCATCTAGTACTACTAATGTAACATCAGAGTTTAATTTTGGTACGGGTTCTACAACTGTTACATTTACCGGTAGTTAATACTTGTAATATATTTTAAACAATATATATAAGAACTAACTTATAAAGGATAAATAAATGAAAAAAGATGTTAAAGAAATAATACAAGATGAAGAAATTCATTTAAATAATTTATTAGAACCATCTGACCTTACTGATTTTAAAGGTATGGTAGATGAACTTAGAGATACTTGGACAAAGAAACAAGTCTTTCGAACAGAAACAGAAGCAAGATTTTCTGTACTACAAGATAACAGATACCCAACTAAAGCTGCAAAATATTGGCAGTGTGTTAGAGAACAATCATCATACTTAGATAACTTAATGACTCTATCATTTGACTACAGAAGAAACGAAGCAAAGATAACTTGGTTAGAAAATAAAATACATAAAGAAGAAGATAGTTACAAAAAAACTAAATACGAAATAGATCTAGATGAATGTAAATTTGGTAAAGCATCCATGGAAAAAACAGCTAAACATAGAATGAGAGAAATTAAAATGTGGTCTGGATTAAAAAAAGAATTTAATGACGGATCGTTTAATGACAAAGATGTTAACCAACATCAATTAGAATCCTATGGTTTACAGTATCATGAAAAAGCAAAAACGTTAAATGGAAATTCTAGTGAGGCAGAAATATTTAATGTCATGGGTCAACTACAATCATTACAAAGAATTAAAAAATCTGGTGAATTAGAAAATAGTTATAAAAAGAAAGAACAAATAACACAAGATGGAAAATCAAAATCTTAAGTTTGATTTTATATTTTTAGGTCAATCTGTTTTAAAATATCAAGTACCCTCAGATATTTTTGAATCGATTAATAATATATATGAACAAAATTTTCATAACCTTGCACCAGCTAATCAACAATTAGTAGGTAAGATTGAGAACGAACATTCATTGTTTTATCACGGTGAAGATCAAACAAAGATGGAAAATCATAACATGTTGCCTAGAAATGTTACAGATTATTTTATGCAAGTGTTTAATCATTATTTATCTTTTAATAAAATTAAAGAATATAAAACGCATTTAAATTCTATATGGGTTAATGAAATGAAACAACACGAGTATAATCCAACACACATACATAGAGGTATGTTGTTTACAGGTTTATCAAGTGTAATGATTTTAAAAGTACCATCTACTTATGGTAAGGAATATTCTGCAGAACACATACAACAAAATGGTAGGCTACAAATATTAGGAGCAGCTAATGGTCAGTTTGCTAAAATAGACTATCAACCACCAATGGACCTTAGAGATTTTTATATATTTCCATATGATATGAGGCATTGTGTATACCCTTTTAACGGAACTGATGAAACTAGAAGAACTCTTGCTGCAAACTGTGATGTAGATTTTGATCCTATTAGAAATAGAGGAGCTAATTAATGGATAAACAATTTTTAATTGATAATCATATAGGTGTGTTTAAAAATTTTATGTCAAACGAATTAATAGATAGTTATTTAAATTATTTTCATAACTGTGAACAACAAGGTGCGGTGCATCCAAGGAAAGAAGATGAAACACTTGTTTCTGATAATGCTGTAAATACTATAACAGATATTAATGTTGCAATGACTTACAACAATAAACCTTTTATAGATATGTTTTTTAAAGATGTGTATCCTTTGTATGTTCAAAAATATTCTCACTTAAAAAAATTATCTACACATAATATACTGGAAGTTAAAATACAAAAAACAAAAATAGGTGAAGGTTATCATTTTTGGCATTGTGAAAACGCTCAAATGAAATCAAGAAATAGGATACTTGCTTTTATGATATATTTAAATGATGTAACCGAAGGAGGTGAGACAGAATTTTTATATCAAAAATGTCGTTTTAAACCACAAAAAAATACAATGTTAGTATGGCCATCACAATTTACACATGTACATAGAGGAAACCCACCTTTATCGAATGACAAATATATAATAACAGGATGGGTGGAGTATGGATATTAATATGATTACAGAACCGAAATGGAGATCTTTTATAGTTCAAACAAATGAAGCAATTTTTACACCTGAACAATGTAAAATGATTATTGCTGCAGGACGTGCAGAACCTAAACAAGATGCTCATGTTGGTGGTAATAAAAAAATTGAATCAGGGGTAATAGATACTAAAACTAGAACCTCACATATTAGTTGGATACCATTTAAAAAAATGAGTGACATGTACAAAGATATAGAAAAAATTATGAAGACCACTAATGGTAATCATTTCGGTTTTGATGGAATGACTATAACTGAAATGGCACAATACACAGAATACCCAGAAGGTGGGTTTTATGAATGGCATGTTGATAATGATGTTAATTTTGTTCATGAGCCACCAGTTAGAAAAATATCTATGACTTGTTTGTTGTCTCCTGAATCAGAATTTGAAGGTGGTGATTTAGAACTAATTTCTGAAAATAAATTTGTTAAATTAAAACAAGGCCAAGCTATATTTTTTGCATCTTTTATTAGACACAGAGTTACACCAGTAACACGTGGCAACAGAAAATCTTTAGTTATGTGGTTTGGAGGCACACCATTTAAATAATGCATAGAGAATTACATTTTCCAACACCTATTTATATTGCAGATATAAAACATCCAACTCTTAATCAAGAATTAGAACAAGATATTGTAACTTGGTCTAAACAAGATAAAGGAGTAGTTCGAACTAATGTACAAGGATGGCATTCAAAAACTGATATGCATGAACGACCTGAATATAAAAAATTAGTTGATATGTTATATGCTTGTCAAAAAACTATTTATGATCAAGAGCACTTAGACAGTGAACCTGTATTAGGTAATATGTGGGCTAACATTAATCCACCGGGTGGAATGAATAGAGCACATCAACATCCAAACTCATTGTGGTCTGGTGTGTATTATATTAAAGCACCTAAAAACTCAGGACATTTAAAAATAGATGATCCAAGATCAGTTGCTTGTATGTCTAGACCAAGACAAAAAGATGGAAAAAAACCTACAAGATTATTTAGAGAAACACATTACGAACCTATTGCTGGAAGATGTATTATGTTTCCAGCTTGGTTAATGCATTGTGTTGACCCTAATAAATCTAATGATATAAGNATATCAGTGTCTTTTAATTTTTTACAGAAATGTATGATAATATGAGTTTTCAAGATAAAAAATATCAAGTAATTAAAAACGCTGTGTCTTACGATTTAGCTAACTTTATATTAAACTACTTCCTACTTAAAAGAGATGCGGTTAATTTTATGTACCAACATAATATACATGCACAATCCTCGATCCTTGGAACATGGACCGATAAACAAATACCTAATACTTACTCATGTTATGGTGATTTTGCTATGGAAACCCTTATGGTTAAGATGTTACCTGTAATGAAAAAGCATACCGGCTTAGACCTATGTCCTACTTATTCCTACGCAAGAGCATATAAAAAAGGTGACGAATTAAAAAAACATAAGGATAGACCAAGTTGTGAAATATCTACAACACTTAATTTAGGTGGTGATCCATGGTCAATATTTGTAGAAGGTACAAAAGTCTTNCTTGAAGTAGGTGATATGCTAGTATATAGTGGCTGTGAACTTGAACATTGGCGAGAGCCTTTTGACGGGGACATTTGCGGTCAAGTATTTNTACATTATAATCATGTGAATGGCCCATTTGCTGACAAGAACAAATATGATGGAAGACCTAAGCTGGGTTTACCATCAGGAATAAAAACAGTATTATAATGAGGCTATATGTTACAAAAATTAGGTTTTGCACCTGGGTTCAACAAACAAGTCACAGAAACCGGGGCTGAGGGACAATGGTTTGATGGCGACTTTGTTCGTTTTAGATATGGAAGCCCAGAAAAAATAGGCGGTTGGTCTCAATTAGGTGACGATAAATTAACCGGTGTTGCAAGAGCTATCCACCATTGGGATGATAATGCTGGTGTTAAATATGCAGCAATAGGTACTAGCAGTATTTTATATGTTTTTTCAGGTGGTGTATACTATGACATACATCCAATTAGAGCTACCTTAACAGGTGCTAATTTTACAAGTACAGCAAACTCAACAACAGTCACAATAACTTGTACAGGCAATCACGGTTTGTTACAAAATGATATTGTAATGTTTGACACAGTTTCAGGACTAAGTGGTTCTACATTTACTAACTCTACATTTGAAGATGAAAAATTTATGGTTACCTCTGTAGTTAGCGGTACAGTTTTTACAATTACAATGGCGGCCCAGGAAACAGGGACACCGGTAACAAATGCAGGATCAACTTCTATTCTATGTTATTATACAGTAGGCCCAGCACAACAGCTAGGTGGTTTTGGTTTTGGTACAGGTTTATTTGGTGGTACTGTTTTAGGACCAGCAACTACAACACTAGCAACAGCTTTAACTAACACAACAGGTGTAGTTGTTGTGTTAACAGATTCATCAGCGTTTCCTTCTTCAGGTACAATACAAATTGATGATGAATTTATTTCTTACACAAACAACAATACTACATCAAACACTTTAAGTGGTGGGGCAAGAGGGGTTAACGG